TGTGTTCCTCTCCTGAGCGAGTGAAACGAGTGTCTGCAAGTTCTGCAACTGCGCCTGTGCGATAGGGTTAGTACCGCTACCCTCCTGCAACAACCTTATACTCGCAACGTCAGCACGGATCGAGTTGAGATATGATGATAGTAAGTCAGCCGTATTCTCACTCATTCCCTGTACACCCTTCGAGAGCGTACCTTCCGATGATGAGCCAGCCCTTGCCATATCGACACCTGCCTGTTTCGCAGCGTCATTGATTACGTTCCAAATATCCTGTGCCTGGCCTATGGTGTCCCTTAACCCTGATAGTTGAGCTACAAGCCCCATAGCCTCGTTAGCGGAAATCTCAACTCCTTCCTCCGAACTTGTGGTGGCTATACCATTCGCGCCGAACAAATACTCTTGCAGTTTATCCATAGCCGGTTTGACAACACCTATTTTCATGATATTGGAAACAACATCCTGCATTATGTCGGCTACGGTATCGTTGAACGCCTTTGCAGCGTCCTTGCCGTTTGCGAAAGCGTTTGTTATCGCGTCGCTTATCTTGTCTGCCCAACTGTCAATGTTTATGTCATATCTGTCGGACGCGAGTTCTTCATAGAAATCGGCAATCTCATGCCCAAGTTCCTCCACCTGCTGCTGATAATCTATGATTTTGTCTTTGTCCTTCTTCTTCTTCTGGCTTTCAAGTTCCTGCTGTTTTTGAAGCTCCGATCTCTGCATTTCAAGGTTTTTCAAGAGTGTCGCCGATTGCTCTTTAGAAATCTTTGTGAGTTGCTTGCTGACCTCATATTGGAGGTTCTTGTACGCGTTTTCAAGTTTTTTCACTTCAAGGGCAGACTTTTGTATGGATTTATCAAGTTTCTTATCGTGGAACTTGTTTATTGACGTAATCGCTCCAGCTATACCATTTACGACAGCAAACGGATTTCCTTCCGCTATTCCTTTTGAAATATCACTTACGCTATTCAGCAATTCGCCAGAAAGTTCAAGCGCGTCTGCCATATCGTCATTTCCGAATGAATCGAACATTTCTCCGAGAGCCTTTGCGGATGATGCAGCCTCCTTTGCCACCTCCGCCAAATCCTGTGCTATATCCTGAAACGACCAATCTGACTTCCCATCACCATCATCATCCTTCCCACTAATGAATTTCCATAAGCGTTGGAATGAAATCGTTAGTTTGGGTGTCTCCCGTTTGAGTTTCTTCAACTGTTTTTCCAAATCCCTAAACTTGTCGATAGGAATATATTTCTCAATATCATTCCCATCTTTAAAGAAATACCCTAACAATTTGCCGTTCGGTCTGTATTCCTTTGTGGTGTTATTACGGATGAGGCTTATATATTCTTTCGTCTGTTCATACAATTTGGAAATCTGTCGTATTGACATATCCGTAGTATCCTTGAACAAAGCCTGGAACTCAGGTGATATTGAAAGCAACTCTCCTTTTAGTTTTACGACTTCTTGCTCCATTTGTTCAATCTGTGGAGAATAGTCGAACCCGTCAGTCCTGTCCCTTAACTCCTGAATCTGACTTTCTTTCAACTGTATTTGTTCCTCAATAGACATAACGTCACTTATCGCGTCTGCCGACTTTTCAAGTGCGTCTTTATAGTTGTTTGAAACGAGATTTACTATTTTCTTCCAAAGTTCATAAGCACCTTGAATACCCTTGAACTGCTCCTGTGCGTCATAGTCGCTCATAGTAAAGTCAATGTTCGTCTTACCTACAAGCTCGCTCAACTTGTTAGCGAATATGGTCGCTTGCTCATCCCAAATCTGACCGTCTGAGAAAGCAAGGGAAGCAAGGTCTCTCTTGCCTGTCTTTTCAAAAATAGACTTGTAAAGGTTGAACTGACCTGATTTCTTCTCTATTTCCTCGTTGATGAGAGCCAACGCTCTGTCAGCGCTGTCCTTTGCGACATCCTGATCGACGTCAAAGATGAGCTTCGTTATCTGTGTCTTTAAGTTCTCATCTTTTGTCACATCGACTATTCTCTGCAATGCTGCCTTGTAGTTGGCAATAAACTCATTCTCCGTCTTTCCGTCTATCTTGTTCGGGAACAATTCTTGTATCTTATCAAGAGCCGAAACCTTTCCGATGTCCTTTTTGAGTTTCTTGTACTCGCTGTATTCCTCTTTCAGTCTGTTAAGTTCCTCACGTTGCGCCTTTAGCTCTGCCGATTCCTGTTTGTTGATGACACTCTGTTTATCCTGACCGCCAAGAATAGTCTTGTAAATATAATCAACGACCTCTTTCTCCTGATTGTATATCGCAAGCTGGTCTTTTGCACCTTCCGCCTTAGGATTAAGTTTGTCAATCTTGCCCTGCAATTCACTTCTTCGCTTCTCTATCTTGTCAAAGTAATCCTCCCAAGTCTTATCTTCCTCCGGTTTAAGGCTTGCGTATTTCTTTGCTGCCTCTGTCGCGTCTTGGAACCACTTTGCCGCTTTATTATCGTCTATTAAATCCTGTTGCTTTTTTAAACTTTCGTTGTATTCCTCTGCGACCCTTAATATCTCTTGTGCGGAATCCCTTTTTACTTCCTGTTTTTTTATCTGTTTGTTTAAATTGTCAATTTCAGCAAAAGCAACGGCTGCACGACGCACTTCTCCTTTCTCCATCAGTTCGTCGTACTCCTGCTGTTTCTCGTTTCTCTTGTCTATAAGTTTGTTATATTCTTCCTGCTCTTTCTTAAAGTTCCCCCTTGCATCCGCCAAATCGGATTCTGCCTGTGCTTTACCAACGACGCCTCTTAAATTCTTTATCCTTTTTAGCACTTCCTCTAATGTCAAGTTCTTGGCGATTTCCTGATCAATGTCGTTAAATATGTTCGGGTAAATCTTCAAAAGTTCGTTGTAGGCATCGTTCCTCTCTTTTTCTGCCTTTGATACATTCGTAAGAATCTTTGCCCACATCTCAGCCTTCTTCTGGTTCTCGTCCATCAAGGCGTTTTGTTTCTCAATGCTCTCATTGTATTTCTGTGTAGCTTCCTCAACAGATAGGGTTTTTTCTCTCAAAGACGCGAACAATGCAATCAATCCTACTACTGCGGAAGCCACCGCGATATATGGGTTTATTTTCGTTACGGTGTTAAGAGCCGCCTGCGCTATGGTCTGCGCCCTTGTCAAGTTTGTCATTGTCTTTAATGCGGCTCCGTATTTAAGCAAATTCCCAACGACATTTAACGCGAGCCAACTCTTTGACAATATAACATAGCTACCCCAAACTGAAACAGCACTTGCAAGAACGCTTAATATCTCCTTCCAATGCTTTGTCATCCTCGTAAGGGTTGTGGCAATGTCTTTAAGTGTGTCTCCGACCGTACTCTCCGCCATCTCCCCATACATAATCGAGAACGCATCACGCAAGTTCTTCCACTTCGCTGCAAGAGTGTCTGAAATCTTCTCCTGCATATTGTAGAACATACCGCCCGCATCCGTCAATCGTTTTATCTGCTCGATTACATCCTCATAGGAAACTTGTCTCTGTGATATACGTTTCTGCACCTCCGCAACCTTTACGACACGTCCTTCAAGTTCTGAATAGTACTCCGCAAGCATCTTCAACATCGGTATGTTGTTCATTGAGAACTGACGCATCGTAATACCAGTAAGATACGTTTGTGACTTGACGTGACCGAGTGCCAATGTCAAACGCCCGATGTCCTGTCCCGCACCCGCCGAAATATCCGCAAGGCGTTTCACCATATCGTAAAGCTCGTTGTACTCAAATCCGTAAGCCGCCAACTGCTTGGTGTACTGGTCTAACTCAACAACACCGAACGGCGACTTGATAGCAAGGCTCTTAATTTGGTCGAAAAGCACGTTCGCTTTAGTCACATCACCGAGAATAGCACCCATTGATACACGCTGTTTCTCCAACTGACCGCCAATCTCTATGATGTTACTGAGAAATTGTTTCGCAGCGTACACGTTGAAAAGGGTTGCTATACCTGACGCGTACATGGATGAGATGTTGATACCGCTACGCATAGAGCCGTGTATCCTGAACAGGCTATCGTTCGCCGAATCAGCGCCAGTCCTTATTCCCGATGTCGCCTTCCCTAACTGTTGCGCCGCCTTTGCCGCATCCTCAAATGCTGATTTAAGGTCTGCTACAAGCGTATATATCCTGTCAAGGTTGTTTATCGTCGAATTGTCAACCTGCAAGTTTATCCTGTAATTGCCGTTGCGTATGGAATCCTCTATCTGCCTCTTTAAATCGTCAAGATTCTGCGGACGGATATTGATTCTCACGTCAAGATTCTGCAACTTCGCCAATATCTCCTGCTTTATCTGCTCGGCGTCCTTTACGGCCTGGTTGTTAATCCTTGTACTAAATTCAAGCGTTCCTAAATTCATTGTCGTGTCTGTTTAAAAAAAGAGCCATCCGAAAACGGACAGCTCCTTTGGCTTTATAATCGCAAAAATATAAAAATAATTCATATCTTCTACAAAAAGATAGAAAATATTATTATATAATGAATTATAAAACCGATATATTGGATTGGTAACGCTACATAAATATCATCTTAATATTCTCAATAATGTACGTTGCGGTATATTCATCAATATACTCGACACACATTTCCTTGTATAAATCTATTGGGAATATCATTCTTCGTTGCATTTAGGACAAACGACCATTGCTGCCGCAGGAAACATCTGTCTTGCTATCTCTCCCTGTAAGTACGCCGATTCCTCACTATTAGGCTCTACGCCGTAATACTCACATATATGGTCTGTGATATGCCTTGTCTCGTGCTGAATGGAATCATACATCTGCTCTGCTGATGTGGTCTTAGACACGAAAGCTACCGTAAGGTGGTCTGCGAAGTTTGTGAATGTATAACCCTTATTCCACATACTCAATACCAATACGGCCTCATCTGTCTTGTATCGTGGGCAACCGCTTGTTGTTTTTATAGTGTTTTAACTTATGAAGTTTTAAAACTTCCACTAAAGATTATTATCAAGTATAGTGTTGATGTTTATATATTCATTGTATGGTATTTCTAATAAATTTATATCATGTGTTTTACAAAACTCTCTCAATGCGTTATCTCTTTCTTGCTGTTGTTTTAATCTATTTATCCCTCCGTAATATGAAATTTCTACATAGTGGTAAGGGCCGTTGTATTCTATGAAAAGATTTTTTTGGGGGATATAAAAGTCAACTCTAAAACATTTATTGCTACCATATCCAGTATCGTTTTTAATATAATACTCTCTTTTGTATTCAATATTATGTGTATCTAAATAATGTACTATTTTTGCTTCTCCCGAAGAGTTTACACATTTAGGACATCCTATGCCGCGTAGATGTTCGCTCGGAGTTTGTTCAAAAATTCCATGTTTCTTACATATTATTTTAAAGATCGGAAGAGCGTCGTGTAGGGAAA